TCTGCTTCAATCAAACCTAAATTATCTTTCAATCACCCTTGTAAAGAATTAGTATGGTTTGCTTCTATTAAAAATGCTAATGATCAACAAACTGCTAATAATAACTGGTTTAACTACACCACAACTGACGATGCTGTTACTTTACCATCTGGTAACCTCCCAACTGACTATGGATTATTAAAAGCTGCTCTTAAAAACTCATCTATAACATCTGCAAATCCTATCGGAGATGCTAAATTAGTTCTTAACGGTAATGACAGATTTTCCGTAAGAAGTGGTTCTTATTTCAATTTAGTACAACCCTATCAGCATCATGAGAATATACCTTCGAATGCTGGTATCAACGTTTACAGTTTCTCATTAAAACCTGAGGATCACCAACCCTCTGGAACACTCAATATGTCCCGTATTGATACTGCTGTTCTTAATATAACTGCTAACTCTGCATTAACAACTAATTCATCATACTCAAAAACCAGTTTATACATTTATGCTGTAAATTACAACGTTCTTCGTATCTTATCTGGTATGGGTGGTCTTGCTTATTCCAATTAAATATTTTAAATATAATTTCATAAAAATAAAAACATTATAATATCATACTTTTTTTTCTCCTATTATAGTATAAAGAATATAGCATAAATGGGTGGTGGTCTTCTTCAACTTGTTGCTTATGGTGCTCAAGATGTTTATTTAACTGGTAATCCTCAAATTACCTTCTTCAAAGTAGTTTATCGTAGACACACTAACTTCGCTATGGAAGCAATTCAACAAACATTTAATGGTTTACCTCAATATGGAAATACCGTTACTTGCCAAATATCCCGTAATGGTGATTTAATACACCGCATGTATTTACAAGTAATTGTTCCTGCTACTACTAGTGGTGCTAAATATGTTAATTATTTAGGACCTCGTTTAATAAACAATATCATTATTGAAATCGGTGGACAACAAATTGATAAACATTATTCTGATTGGTTATACATATGGAACGAACTTTCTCTCCCCCAAGGAAAACAATATGGTTATGATACTATGATTGGTGTTGATGGTGATATTACATCTTCTAAAGATACTACATTATACATTCCTCTTGAATTCTGGTTCTGCCGCAACATCGGTCTTGCTCTTCCTTTAATTGCTCTTCAATATCACGAAGTCAAAGTAAAACTTCAATTTGAAACAAAAAGCAATTGCTCAACTGTTGGAACTGCTACTGGAATCCCTGATCTTAAAGAATCATCCATCTGGGTAGATTACATCTTCCTCGATACTGATGAACGTCGTCGTTTTGCTCAAGTTAAACATGAATACCTTATCGAACAATTACAATTTAGCGGTGATGAAAATATTGTTACTGAAAGCACTACTCGTGTAAAATTAAATTTTAATCATCCTTGTAAAGAACTTGTATGGGTTGCCAAAAAACCAGAAGTTGAATATTGGTACAATTACACCGATAAAAATTCATGGAATACTCCTGCTAGTAAAACTAACTTTACAGTCGACGATAGTTATATTTATGGTTCTTCTAATTTCAAATCATTCACTCTTACTGCTTCCAATCACGTTGCTAATGTAATACCATCTTTATCTGCATCAAATCCTTTCACATCTTGCTTATTACAGCTTAATGGAAATGATCGTTTTGCTTCCCGTGCTGGAAACTATTTCTCATTAGTCCAACCTTATCAACATCATTCATCTATACCATTAAATAAAGGTATTAATGTTTACAGTTTCGCATTAAAACCTGAAGATCATCAACCATCTGGAACACTCAATATGTCACGTATTGATACTGCTGTATTATCTCTTGAGGTTAAGAATAAATATACTAAAGCAGATAATTCAACAACAGCCAATTATTCCGGTGTTAAGATCTTTGCTGTCAACTATAACGTTCTTCGTATCTTATCTGGTATGGGCGGTCTTGCTTATTCTAACTAGATTAAAAATATCTTATTTTTCATCTTATTTTTTTATAAAAAATCAAACAATTTTTTTCTCCTATTATAGTATAAAGAATATAGCATAAAATGGGAGGTGGTCTTCTTCAACTTGTTGCTTATGGTGCTCAAGATGTTTATTTAACTGGTAATCCTCAAATTACCTTTTTCAAAGTAGTTTATCGCAGACATACTAACTTTGCTTTAGAATCTATACAACAAACTTTTAATGGAAACCCTGGATATGGACAACGTGTTACATGTCAAATATCTCGTAATGGCGATTTAATCAATCGTATGTATTTAGTCGTTGATATGTCTGGTAATACTACTGATGTATTATGTCCTTTCTTCGGTCTTCGTCTATTAAATTATGTTGAAATTGAAATTGGAGGTCAAAAGATTGATAAACACTATTCTCATTGGATGTATATCTGGAATGAACTTTCATTACCTTTATCAAAACGCGATGGTTATAACGAAATGGTAGGTGCTTATGGTGGTGTAATCAATTCAATTCTATATGTTCCTCTTGAATTTTGGTTCTGTAGAAATGTTGGTCTTGCCCTTCCTTTAATCGCTCTCCAATACCATGAAGTTAAAATCAATATCAATTTTGAAACTGCTGAAAATTGCAAAGGAGCTGCTACTGCTATTGGAACAACAACATTAAATGCTTCTCTCTGGGTAGATTATATCTTCCTTGATACTGATGAACGTCGTCGTTTTGCCCAAGTAACCCACGAATACCTTATTGAACAATTACAATTCACAGGTCAAGAATCATTCAGTTCTGCTTCAATCAAACCTAAATTATCTTTCAATCACCCTTGTAAAGAATTAGTATGGTTTGCTTCTATTAAAAATGCTAATGATCAACAAACTGCTAATAATAACTGGTTTAACTACACCACAACTG